TTACGCAGCCCGCCCCATGCTTTGCCCCACATTCTGTGGTTGCGCCACTTCGGCGATGAAGCGGTCTATGTCCTCTTTCAACCATACTGCACGAGAACCAATCTTGTAGGAGTGCGGGAAGCTGCCTTCCTTCATGCGGCGGTAGATCGAGGACTGGCCCAAGCTGGTGCGGATGGCCACGACCTCGATTGGCTGCAGATCCGCGTGCAGTTCCGCGACGGTGATTTCGCGCGTGTTCTTCGGCGGCATGTTCTCCTCCTTCAGTCAGTGGCCAGGGCAGCGCGGATCAGGTGAATGTCCTCGCCCTTCTGACCGCTCGCGTTGTATTTGATTCGCAGGCTCAGGATCTTTTGCACCAGAGACTCGACGTCTGCGGAGAGATCCGGAACCGGCGGGAACAGCTCTAATTGTTCAGCCATCAGAACAGGTCCAGTTGGGCCGGCAGCGCCGGTGCGCACGGCGGAGCCGGCAGCGGGCCGCGGGCGGTGGCCCGTATGCGTGCGCGCTGCGCGGCGTTGAAGGAGAACCAGTACCCGAGGCCATGCCGGCGGCCTCGGCACTCGGCGAGGAACACGCGGGCGGTGTGCTTAGCCTGCTCGTACGCGTCCATCAGGCCACCCTCCGCCAGCACCAGGCTGCGGCCCTTCCAGCCTGCCGCCCCAGCCACAGTGTGGTGATGCCGAACAGGAACACGCCCAGCAAGATAGCGAAGCGCACTGCCACGTTTGCGAGGTGTTCAATCATCAGCGCGTTCCTGGCTGTCGATCAGGGCCAGCACGGCTTCTGCCTCGGCTTCGATTGCGTCGATGCCTGATTCCTCTGGCGTTTCGGCCCAGTCATCGATCCAGTTCAGCACCGACTGAATCGAAGCGCGAACCCGGCCCAGGTCCACGGCCTGCGGACGTTCGGGGTAATTCATCTTGGAACAGCCCGTGCATTCATAAAGTAGCGGCGTTCCGCAGTCGGCGCACACCGGCTCGCGCATCGGCTGGCGGGCACCTGAGAGAGCAGCGTACTCGGTGAAGGCGTTGCGGATAGCTTCTCGTGATTCCTCGGGCGCATCGGTGGTTAGGTATCCCAGAATCCACTCGGCGCTGATACCCACCGACTGGCTGGCGGCGACGGCGGGATCCAGCAGCTGCAGAGCGCGGGCGATCTCGTTCTTGATGTTGGCGAGGTGGACATTCCCATCCTGAGTGACGGTCAGCTTTCCAGCCAGCACGCGCATGCTGCGCAGGTTGTCGCCGATCATCGCCAGCGCATCCCCCTGACCACCCGAGGAGGGCTGGCCGGCTAGCGCGGAACGGATCGCGCGCGCAGCTCGCAACGCATCCGAGCGAGCGATGGATGCCGGATATCCTTCCAGAACCGCGCGAATCAGGTCGATTTCATCGACCAGGCGCTGGGCTGCGCCGTCTGCCATGGTGTTCATTCGTTCTCTCCTTCGCAAATCTTGATCACGCGGCGCAGATCGTCATCGCTCATCCACCCCATGTGGCAATCGCGCTCGGATAGGCCGGTCTGTTCCCGCAGCCAGGCGTATGCCTTGCCGCGCTTCATGCGGCCGGTCTTCCAGATAGGATCGAAAGCTGCGTGCGCGGCCATCTTCAGCCTTCGCGTTTCGGCGGTGGCAAGGCGACCCATGCGACGCTCGCTTTCCGGGTGACAGCCAACCCATGCGCCATGCGGCAAGCATGCCCAAAACTTCTTTCTGTACAGATCCGGACGATGCGGGTACACCTCACGGCCGGTGACAAGCTTGGCCTCGCAGTTGCATACCGGGCAAGGGCGTCGAACGGTTTTCATGCGTCGGCTCCCATGGCTGCACTGAGTTCCTTGGAAGGTTCGGCGTAAATGTTTCTAGCGCCGTGACGCCACTCGCTATTCGCCAAAGTGGCACGGATAAGTTCAAGGCGACGTTCCGCAATAATCCGCAGCGCATCAGCCTCGGCGCGCAGGCGGGCGATCTCAGCATCCCGCTCAACAACCTTTTGCGCCCAGAGAATCTGGACCTGCTCTAGAACCTGCTCGTAGTCGCAGTGCAGAACCCATTTGCCTTCGCTGCTGGTCCTCTCGTCCATGGTCTGGACATCCCATCGGCGAACATCCTTCATACCCGCTTCTCCTTCTGCTTGGTGCGTCCTGCGTGGCCACCCTCGACCACCTGGCGGCGGCTCACGGTGGATCGGTCGATGGGGCTAGTGCCGAGCTTCTGGACCTTGCCGCCCGAGCGCAGGAAGCGCTCCACGTCGGCTGCGATCTGCCGGGCCTCGGCGTCCTTCTGCTGCTGGCTCGCGCCTTCGAACGTGCGCTGTACGTGGATGCTGGTCATGCGATGCTCCTTTCACAGAGGCCAAGGTCTGATGTGCAGCCGCCGCCCGACTGCTCTTGGAAAAACAGATCGAACTGTCTGCCACCACGGCTTGTGCGACTCCACTCCACCAGGGTGTCGATCCTCGAATAGGTGCCAGGCCGGTCCACGTCGGTGGGGTCGGTAACGGCGGGGAAGAACGTCGCGCTGCCCTTCTTATTGGCAGCGGCCACTACCGCCTCCCAGCTCCGAATCCGGTCGATGTGATCGGGGAACAGGTCGGCGATGTTCCGCAGCTCGCTCTTGCGGCAGTTGATGCAGGGCATGCAGCCGACCCGACCCATCCCGAGGGCGTAGAGCGGGTTGGGCTTGATGCCATGGCGCCGGTGCTGGTCCCACACCTGCTGGACCGTCCAGTCGAAGATGGGCCGCCACACGTAGCATCCGGACTCATGCCGGTTAAATCGCGGCTGCTTGGACCGGTTGGCTGACTCCTCGGCGCGGATACCGAGCCACTGCAGCACCGGCCCTGCCTTCAGCATCGGACCGACCACCTGGGTCGTAATCGGGATTGTCTTCAGTTCCTCGGTGCAGAACTGCGCCATCCGCGAAGGAAACCGCCCCTTGCTGATGCACAGGTCCAAGAATGCGTTGCCCGTGGGCTCATGCAGCGCTGCGGCTTGGCGCACCACTTCATCGGGGATGCCCTGGTCGGGCCACTTCTGGAGGATGTACTCGCGGTGCTGAGCGAGCTGCCGTGTGAAATCAGCGCGGACAGTCTCGACCTCGGGGCCGCCGGTCTTGTGCGGCAGCTCCGCCACGTAGTCGTAGACCCGCTGATCCTCGTTGCCGGTATCAGCGAACACGGCACGGAACGGCCGTCCCAGCTCGATTGCACGCAGGTACACGGCGGTGCTGTCTTTGCCTCCGGAGACGTTCACCAGATGCTGCGGCTTGGTCACGCAATGCTCCTCAGCGGCGCCCTGCTGACTTCCATCGGGCACCACACGTTGGTCAAATTGTTCAGGTGGACCTGCAGCGGATCGCGCCGCAGGGGTTTCAGCGGGTCGCACAGCCTCCGCTCGGTGTTCCGGCAGGGCGCGCACGCGGCGGTGACCTTGCCGTTGATCAGGGGGAAGAACCGCAGCGGCAGGCGGGCCGCGCACTTGGTGCAGGTCTTCATGGTCAGAACGGCAAGTCGTCGCCGAAGTCGTCGACCGGCGTATTGCGCTGGTGGTCGCGCAGGCGCTGCTCGCGGACCTGGTCGTACTTCTGTTCAATCGACTGCGGGCGCTGGGCCTGCTGCTGCCGGCGGCCATCACCACCGCGCTGCTGGTTCGGCTTCCAGTCGTCGACCTGGGCGTACCACTTCCCGCTGTTGGCGATCTTCAGGTCGGCGTTGATCCACTCGCCGTCCTGCTGCTGCAGCCAGGCGATCAGTTCCTCGCGCTTCAGGGACAGGTGGCCCACCACGTACTCGGGGGCGTTGCCGCGCGGGGCCTTGACCAACAGGCCATCGATGAATTTGTTGTCGCTCATGCTGCGTCCTTGAGGAAGATGGCGCGGGCGGCGTGGTACTCGCTCAGGAAGCGGGTCAGATGCGCCTGCAGTTTCTTGGTGAATTCATCCGGGTACACGCGAACCAGAAGCGCGGGGTAGCCGGGGCAATGCGAAAGGAAGTCCCACCAGGCGCGGCCGGTGATAATCAGCGAGCCATGCACCTGGGGTTTGTGTTCGTCGGGGACGCCGCCGGCGCGCAGCCACTTCACGTGGGTGGGGCCGTCCGGACATTTGATTTCCAGCCCGCCGTCGGCCTCGACCAGGCTGTCCGGGCTGCAGCCCAGGGTGCCGGCGTCGTTGAGGATGAAACCCACCTGCTGCGGCACCACGTCCTGCTCGAAGGCGTAGAACTCGCGCGCGTCCGGTTCCAGATCCCTGCCGCGCTGCGTGTGCCGGTTGCCGCCGAACGACTCGGCCGCCTGCGGCCGCATCAGTTCGTCGATCAGCTGGTTGATGTAGGTGTCAGCAGCGGTGGCGTAGTCGCCGCGCTTCGGGGTGATGATGCTGCCGAACTCGCTGGCTGTTGGGACGCCGAGCCGCGCGGCGAACCACTCCGGAGAACCCTGCTCGACGTCCAGGATCTTCATGGGTCAGTCCTTCGGGGTGACGCGGGCCTTGGCCCGGTTGAAGGCGTTGCGCACCTCGGTCGGCAGGTTGGCCGCGCCGCCGTAGTCCTTCAGCAGCTCCTGGCGCTTCAGCTGGTAGGCATCGGGGTGTTCCAGCTCGTTGGCCACGTCGATCCAGTTAACGGCCTTGTCGTCGAGCTTCTGGCCGCCCAGCAGGCCATCGTCGTCCTCGCCGTGGGTGGTCAGGTTCAACAGCGCGCTGGCGGCGTAGCGCTTGCCGTAGCTCACGCTGGACCCTACCGACTGCACGCCGTTCTTCGAACCGCTGGTGTCCGCCGGCAGGTGGATCTCGGTCTGCTCGCTGTGGCCGCCTTTGTGGGCCAGGACGCCGGTCACCTCAACCATCTGGTCACGCGTCTTGGTGCGGAACGACAGGGCGAAGCCGAACTCCTGCAGCACTGGCTTGATCGCCGCGTTGATGTCTTCCCACAGCGCGTAGGTGCTCTGCACATTGCCCGAGCGGTCCTTGATCGCACCGCGTTCCTTGATGGACGGCAGACGCGGCTGCATCGCTGCCAGGGCGGCCGTGTAGGCCGATGCCGACTCGCGGTCCAGCATGCGCTCGTGCATCTGCAGCAGCCGTTCCATCTTGTCGATGTCGGCGTTCGGGTCAGTGGCCACGCGCTCGATGACGGCGAGCATCGAGGCCGGGGCGGTGGGGTCTGCGGCCGGTGCCGCGGCGATGGCGAGTTCGCTCATGGGATTTTTCTCAACATGGAATGAGGTGCCCGGCTCTCGGAGCCGCCGCCGGGCAGGCGGGTGCGTCCCTGCGGCGAATTACTCGACGGATTCGGCCTCGGTCTCTGCCTCGGGCTGGACCGTGCAGGTGATGCGCGACTCCAGCGATTCCAGGCGCGCGGTCAGCTCCGCAACGCGCTTCTCGGCCTCATTGGCGCGCGTGCTTTCCTTCCAGCGGGCGCTGTTCGCTTCCTCGGCTTCCTTGCGGGCGGCGTAGACCGACTCCGGCAGATCGCCGAACTGCTTGTCGCTGGCATAGGTGATGGTCAGCTCGGCGTCGCGGTCCAGCTTGTAGTGCTTACCTTCCGGCGTGCTGCCGTCGCTTTCGCAGATCACGGCGTTGGCCAGGATTTCAGCCGCCAGGGCGGCATGCTTGGAATCCAGGACGATGTAGCGGGAGCTCCAGCTGGAGCCGGTGTTGATCACGATCTTCATGGGTCTGTCCTTGTTCTCTCGGGAATAGGTGCCGGCTTTGTGGAAGGCCTGGCCGGCGCAGGCACCCGCAGGGGGCGGGCGGGGGGAATGCGTTACGCGGCCAGGTCGTCCTGCTGGGGCTTGTCGCCCTTGCCCTGGCTCAGCGGCGAGTTGAGATCCAGCTGCACGTCGTTCTGGATCAGCGCGCACAGGGCGCCGGCCTCGCCCTTCGTGGGGTGGAACACCGCGCTGAAGGTCATCTGCAGGCTGCCGCCTTCCAGCGGCTCGAAGCGCACGCGCTTCAGCATCACGTCGGCGATGACGATCGGTTCCGACAGGCCCAGGCCGCTGCCGATCACCAGCTCGTAGCCCGGGTATTCCTCGTCCCAGGACAGCGCGCCGAGGCGGGGGAACTTCACGGCGGTGAGGCCGTCGCTGCCCTCGATCAGATCCTGCTGCTCGCCGGCGGCGGCCTTGCGGTACAGCGCCTGGCGCAGGCCCTTGGCGAAGTAGTCCAGCACGGTGTTGCCGACCACCACGACCAGCTTCAGGTCGCCGGCCAGCTTGTTTTCGTCGCCGTGCTTCTCCGCACGGGGGTTGAAGTTGGCGACCTTGGCGGCCGCATCGCGCAGTTCGAACATCGGTGGTGCCTCTCGTAGAGCCGGCAGCGCCGGCGGGTAGGTCAGGTCCAGGCCAGCGGCCAGCACATGGCAGCGGCCAGCCCGGCGGTGATGGCGTAGCAGGCGAGGGCAGCGGCCAGATCGGTCCAGCTGCGGCAGCCGATGGCCGTCAGGAAGCGCATTCGTCGTCCTCCGCGCACACGCCGTGGATGGCTTCGTGGTTGTTGGCCTCGATGTCCGCATTGCCCAGCAGCAGGCCGGTGCAATCGGTCGAGACAAGGCCGGGCGGCACCGGCTTCGTGATGGGCGGCAGGCCGCCGAACTGATCGGCGAAGGCGGCATCCAGGCGGTCGAAGTGGTTCATGCGATCACCGCCTGAACCAGCAGCGACAGGCCGGCGCCCAGCAGCACGAAAACCACAGCTACGAGAACGCCGAGGGTCGCGAAACGGTGTGCACTGCGGTCGGAGGCGTTCATGCCGCGTCCTCGATGTCGTCGTCGCCGGCGGCGAACACGGACATCTGTGCGTCGACACGATTGCTCATATCGCGCACCAGTTCGGCCAGCTCACGCAGGTAGGGCAGCAGGTACGACGGCACGTCCTGCGACATCAGGTGGTCCAGCAGCGTGCGGCTCTGGCTAAGGGTGGCGACCAGCTCGGCGACACCCTGCTGGCCCTCCAGCTCGGCCGCCACCTGGTCGCAGGCGAACTGGTGCGCCTCGTCGTTCGGCTCCGGCGCGTCGGCCTTCCAGTTGTCGTAGGCAGTGGCCATGGATCAGCCCTCCCCACACTGGCGGTAGTACCGCACCACCGCGCTGGCAACCAGCGCTGCCCAGGCGATCAGGTAGAAAAGTGCCTCTGCCACGGTTGACCCCGTCTCGGATGGCCCATTGGGCCGACGGGCCAACTCTATGGCATTCCATAGATCATCGTCAATGGGATCCCATAGATATTTTTCAGGGCCAACAAAAAACCCCGCCGGAGCGGGGTTCTTGGGGGCGCTTTGGCCTTACGCCTTCTGGGAGCGTTTAACTGTGACGTTCCCCGCACTCACCGTCACGCGGTAGGAAACTGTCTTGGTAGTGGCGCTGGTGGGGCCCTTCGATGCTTGTCCGTTGGCCTGGGGTGCCACGATCCTGGCGGGAGCACCCGACTTGTTCGAGATTCGCTGACAATTCAAGGCGTTATGCATCATGGTTGTATCCCACGTGGTGGTGGATGATCTCCGGTTCATTCAGGAATGCAAAGGGCGTGCCACGTCGCATCAGTCCAATTCTGGTTCGACCGCCGACGGTCGGAATTCCCATGGAGAATTTCTGTATAGCAGATTCGGCGTTAACCAGCGTCGAAACCAAGTCGACGGCGGATTGTACCGGAAGATTGGCAAGATCCATTTCCGGAGCACCTTCCCCCCAGGGAAGGTCACCTGGCACCTGTGCCTTGATCTCGGCCTCAAATGGCTCTGGTACCTCGACCCCTTGCTTTCTGAGCTGATCAACAACTTCCGCCACGATGCTCTGCCGGTGGGTGTCAAAAGCGGCAATTACCGCGCGGCCGACTCCCCATCTTGCTGCAGGACTAGTTCCAAGCATGAGGCTCGAAATAGCGCTTGATTGACCGGCCCAAGCAACACTGCAATGGGGTGGATCAGCAAACTCCTCAGTCATGCTCTCGTGCAGCACGCTTACGCGAAAAACCTTGGTGTACTCGTCGTCGGGTCCGTAGCCGGTGATGAGGAACTGAAGATCATTGAGCATTGGACGCATCGCCTCATCGATATCAGCGAAACCTGTCTGCTGCTCCCACAACGGGCGCACGTAGGAAAGGAAATCGCTGACGACCTCTTCGGCTTTGTTGTAGACCTTGCCGCTGGATCGCGTCGTACGCCGGAACTTGTTGGCGACCTCGGCGATGACCATGCCGTTCAGTGCTCCGAGTCCTGAAGTGATCGCGGCGATGGAGCACTGCACGTCATCCCGCTCTCCAGCTTCGAACAGGACAAACATCTTCTGCACCCCGCCCATCACATTCGTTGGGGTGGGGACGAAGTTGGCATCCGAGAAAGCGATCAGCGGTCGCCCCTGGGCGTCAAACATCGGATTGCCGTCTGCGTCACGCGCCAATGCATCTGCGGTGCGGAACGGAAAGTACGCTCTCTCCACAACGCTGGAGAGCGAGTCGCAGCCAAGCACTACGCCGTGAAATGTTGCTACCACAACATTTGTGGTCATCCTTGTCCCCCTGTTAGTTTTTTAGTCTGCCCAGCCACCAATCCAATGGACACGGCCAATGACCGTGATCGGTTCCCGCTTCGAGTCCATTCGCCGCGGCTTGTGCCAGTGGTGATCGCCCTTGGGGTTGTCGCTGCTGAAGAAGACCGTGCCGTCCAGCACCATCGCCCTCTTCACGTAGTACTCGGGGTTCGCCGCGCCGTGGACCTGGATCAGGTACAGGCTGCCGTCCTGGACACGCGTGTCTGAGGTGTCGAACAGGATCGCGTCCCCATCCTCGATGGTCGGTTCCATCGAGTCGCCCTTGCCGTAGTAGATGGCCAGGTTGCGGCCATAGATGCCGCGGCGGCGCAGGCTGGTTTTCTTGAACTTGAGGCTGTGAGTTTCGGCGTATTCCTCGGCCTCCGCGCCAGCGGCGCCCAGGCCCACGGCCTGGGAGTAGCCGACCACGTCGGCGTAGTCATCTTCCTCGACGACTGCGAGGCCTGCATCCATGGGGCCTTTGCCGGTCTGGAGCCACTTTGCAGACACGCCCAGCGCTTCCGCGATCAGCGGCAGCTGCGTGGTTCCTGCCTGATCGTTGTTCTCGATTCCAGCGAGGGTGGGGTACTTGATCCGAGCAGCCTCCGCGAGCTGGGGGCGCGACATGTTCCGCACCCTGCGCGCCTCTTTGATCCGTTCACCGATCGTATTCATGGGCGCGAGCATTACGGAAAACCATTATGGGATGTCATTGACAGGCATCTATGGCATCCCATAGGATCGGCGCATCCCATAGGAACGCGCACATGGAAACCACCTGGGCAGACCGAATCAAGACGCTTGAGCAGCGCGGCTGGTCCCTGACCGAAATCGGCCGGGCCATCGGCAAGTCCCCTCAGACCGTGAGCGATCTGAAGCAGGGGAGGACGAAGGAGCCGGGCGGGATGGCTGCGGTGAACCTGCACCACCTGTACAGCACCGGCGCCCGCCCGCCGGAGGCGGCCTGACGTGGCCGCGCCGACCGACACCGCCGGCCGCCGCGCATCGTCAACCACGAAGAACCAGTTGGCCGCACGCCGCTGGGTGCTGTTCACCCGTTTCAGCATCACGGCCACTGGTGCATTCGTTGCGCCAGGGCACGCCGCGGTCTTTGCGGACCGCAGCGACCCAGCTACGTGCGGCTGCCAGGATTTGGAGACCGCTACCGGTTCCCCGGCTGCCCATAAGAACTCTGGCGCGCGCTCTGCGACCGGAGAGGACCGGTGATCTCTTCGACTGTCAGGTTCTTGATGACCACCGGGTCGATACAGACCGATAGCGACGCATCGCATGCCGGGCAGTCGAAGGAAACCGCGTCCCAGGTCTTCACCAAGTTGCTGGCCTTGATGCCAGTCAGCTTCACGTTCTGGAAGGCGGCTTTGCAGTGCGGACACAAGCTCATGGATTCCCCCTCGTTGGTGGGTTGTGGTGTGGAAATCGCATCCTACCGCGAGGGGGCATCCGCCCATTCGGCCGGCCATCGATCAGCCCTCGCGAGCAGGGAAGGGCAGCACCACACCCATCTGCCCGGCCGTTCCCTTCCCGCGCTGATGCTGCTTCAGCGGCCGCACGCGGGTCTTCCCCCCATTCGCCCTGACCAGGGCGTACCAACGCCCCGCGGATTCCTTGAAATCCAGATGGATGACGTTTCCGTGGGGCTTCCGCTGTGAACCGGGCATCGAGGCGTTCCGCTCAGGTGGGCCTCTATTTCCGCCCCCAACCCCAAGGCAAGAAAAGGCAAATCATGGACATCACTGACAAGCTCATGGACCCATCTGGACGGCTGCACCTGGGCATCTGCGTGCAGCGCAGGCCCAAGGACGCACCGCTGCAGGTTGTGCGGCAGATCGAATCGCCTGACCAGGCGCTGGCCGTTGCGATGCGCGCCGGCGAACACAAACTGGCCAGCGTGGCCGCTGCCATCGGGAAGTCGGAGAGCTACGTGTCGCGCATGCGCCGCGGCATGCGGCCGATCCCGCGCCGTCTGGTGGGCCCGCTGTGCGCGGCCACCGAGTCGAACCTGCTCCGCCAGTTCATGGACCTGCAGGCGGCCTTGGAGAACCCGTGCCGGCGCTCGGAAGAGGCGCGCCTGGCAGGGATGCTGAGGGCTTCCTGATGGACGCCACGGCCCAGGCCATGATCTACGTCCGCCAGATCTGGTATCTGGCCGGCTGCCTCCAACTGCTGCGGGGTGCGTGATGGCGCGCATCCGCACGATCAAGCCCGAGTTCTGGTCCAGCGAGCAGGTGATGGAATGCTCGCCGATGGCTCGGCTGCTGTTCATCGGCCTCTGGAATTTCTGCGATGACGCAGGCAACCACGTGGCCAGCCCGAAGACGGTCAAGGCCGAAATCTTCCCCGGAGACGATGTTTCCTCGTCGGACGTGCAGGGATGGCTCGACGAACTGTCGTCGAATTCCCTGATCGCCTTCTACACCAATGGCTCCAAGGAGTTTCTGCACGTCACTGGCTGGAGGAAGCACCAGAAGATCGACCGTCCGACCTACAAACACCCCGAGTTCTGTGAGGGTGATCGTCGAATGATCGTCGAGGCCTCACACCCGGAAGGGAATGGAAGGGAAGGGAATGGAAGGGAGGAAGAACAATCCTCGCTTCGCTCGGATTCGTCCTCGTCGCTGACGCTGACGAGCGACCCGACGCCGCCCACTGCGAAACTCACCAAGGCCGAGCGCATTCGCCAGATCGCCGTCGACGCCCAGGCTGCGTACAACGCTGTGATGGCCAAGCCCAACGGGCTGCTTGCTGCCTGCACGGTGCTGAACAAGCCGCGCATCCGGGCGGTGGAGAAGGCCCTGCCGACGGTGCGCCAGCTGTGCCAGACCATGTTCGGCAGCGAGCGGGTGACGCCGGCGTTCTGGCAGGCCTACTTCGAGACGGCTGCCGATGACGACTTCCACGCCGGCCGCCAGCCTGGTGGCCCTGACCACCCGAACTGGAAGCCCGACTTCGAGTTCCTGCTGCGTGAAACCGTGATCGCCAAGCTGGCCGACCGGGCGCTGTCCGAGGTGGCCCGGTGAACGCGGTGCGCGACGAGGTGAGCCGCCTGTCGAGCCTGTACGGCGACCAGCAGGCCCTGCGCATGCCGCCGCACAGCATCGACGCTGAGCAGTCCGTGCTGGGTGGCCTGATGCTGGTCAACCGGGCGCTGGTCGAGGTGCAGGACGTCCTGGTGGAGGAGAACTTCTACCGCCGTGATCACCAGCTGCTGTGGCGCTGCATCGTGCAGCTGGCCGAGAAGCGACAGCCGTTCGATGCCGTGACCATCGGCGAATGGTTTGAGGCCGCCGGGCAGCTGGACCTGGTGGGCGACGGCGCCTACATCATCGAGCTGGCCCACAACACGCCGTCGGCGGCCAACATCCGGGCCTATGCCGAGATCGTGGCGGAGAAGGCGAAGCTGCGCGACCTGATCGATGCCGGGCACGACCTGGTCAACGCGGCCTACAGCCCCGAGGGCCGCACCGCCTTGGATCTGGTGGGCGAGGCACAGACCCGCATCGGCGGCATGCTGGACCGTGAGCCGTGCGACCTGGAATCGGTGGCGCCGGTGATGGAACGGGTGTTCCACCGCCTGGGCGAGCGCGCCAATGCCGAGGGCGGAATCAGCGGTCTGACCACCGGCAACGACGACCTGGACCAGCTGCTGGGCGGCCTGCAGCCCGGCGGCCTGTACGTGCTGGCCGCGCGCCCCAAGATGGGCAAGACCACCAAGGCGCAGAACCTGGCCGAGCATTGCGCGCTGCGCCGGCAGAAGCCCGTGGCGTTCTTCAGCTTCGAAATGCAGCCCGAGGAACTGGGCGACCGCATGCTGGCCAACCAGGGCGGCATCAGCGGCAGCCGGATCCGCACCGGAAAGCTGGACGACATCGACTGGGCCAACGCGACCCGCGCAACCCGCGACCTGTCGCGCGCGCCGATCTTCGTCAGCCGCCCGCGCGTGGCCAGGGTCGAACACGTGTGTGCGCAGATCCGCCGCATGCACGCCCGCAACCCGCTGGGCCTGGTGGTGATCGACTACCTGCAGCTGATGCACGTGGCCAGCGACAACCGCGCCGCCGGCATCGGCGACATCACCCGGGCGCTGAAGCTGACCGCCAGCGAGCTGGGCGTGCCGTTCCTGCTGCTGAGCCAGCTCAACCGCGACGTGGAAAAGCGCACCGACAAGCGCCCGATCGTGGCCGACCTGCGCGATTCTGGATCCATCGAGCAGGACGCCGACGCGGTGATCTTCATCTACCGCGACGAGATCTATAACCCCGGCAGCCGCTGGGAGGGCACCGCCGAGCTGATCGTGGCCATCCAGCGCAATGGCGCCCCGGGCATGGTCCGCGAGCTGTACCAGCCCGAGTACTTCCGCTTCTCGCCGCTGCCCGAGTACTGGGAGCCGGCGCAGACCAGCGCCAGCGCGCCGGTGATGGAGGTCAGCGGCGTGCGCAGCTCG